ATATGATCCAGAAGGTTTTGACTCGTACGGTTACGACGAGGGTGGTATTGACCGCGCCGGAAATCACGAAACTGCTTACTATCACAACGATGCCCAAGATTATGGAATTGACGATGATTATAACTGGACATATGATGCAGTGCTTGCAGATTGGGGTTTTGACGGTGTGAAACCAGTAAGGAAATAAAATGATGAATGAACGAATTAAAGAACTGGCTGACGAATCTTGGACTATAGTATCTGATGAAGAACGTACTAATGGTGAACTATATGAGGCTGACAAACAATGTGAACGTCGAGATCAAGTGTTTGCTGGGTTGATTGTGCAGGAATGCGTCTCATTATTTGGTGACAATCTCTACCCTGGGCGAGCTTGTCGCAATATGATTAAATAACATTTCGGAGTTGAATAATGGTACGCTATAAAGAACTAACGTTGATGAAAGGTTCCAAAGCACTGGAACTCTGGGAAGATTGGCAAAAAGCAAAGTCTGATCGTAACGTATTTCAAAATAAACTCGACGATCATTTAAAAGATGTTAACCGCAGAGATGCAGAAATGAAATCAAAATGAGATCTACATATTGGTCAAATTCTGCTTTTGCAGATCGATTGAGAAAAGTATTTGGGCTTCCGGATCAACCTTTTGCTGCTTCGTTCGAAGAATGGAGTGAATTAGAAAAGCTCGAAAAAGAAATTTCGCCTTTTGGAATTAGACTAATTGATTCGTTAGACAGTGTTCAGAGTCTTCTTTATTTTATTCCAGATAAAACCAAATCGCTGATTTATTTTATTTCTAATGTTAAGAATAGATCTAATGTTCTTCGAACTCAGACTAAACTTGGACATTGGGGTGATTTGACTTCTCGAATTCCTGATGCATTGATGTATGCCATTATTGACTTTGTCGAAAAGGAATGTTTTTATATGGACATTGCTTTTGTAGAGAAAGAAAAATTATCAGAGCTCGAACCAGAGGTTCGAGCTTATAAAGAACAATCTTATCTTCGTAGGAAATTGTTTGGTATTGAAGTTTCAGATGAAATTAGAGCCAAACATGCTCGCGCCTGGATGGATTTTCAAAACGAAAACTGTGGCAAAGATGAAAATCCTCGACCGTACGACGAACTCTGGTCTGCATATCTATTCGCCAAGAATACATATTTTTCTTTTGATTCGTATGAAGAATCTGGATATAACGAGTTAGCTAAACTTGATAAAGCCGAGTCGGTTTTTTCTAGAAAAATGTCTCCAGATATAAAAGCTGCTCTTGATAAGTCTCATGAACTTGAAAAATCATTTGATGAGCAAGTAGAAAAATACTGTACAATTGTAGTGAAATATCATAAACATATGTGGACATGATAAATGAGAATTAAAACTGCCAAAGAACGCTTGCAAGAATTTACTCTAGACACTCACAACGCACCTGCTTCTCTGGTAGTAGGTTGTCAGAATGCAGAAATTCTAGAACTCAGAGCATATATTGATGAATTAGAATTAGCTTACGAAAAGTTAATCGCAAAAGTTGAAAGAATGATAAAATGATTATCGCTGTTGATTTTGACGGAACGTGCGTTACTCATGAGTACCCAAACATGGGTAAAGATATTGGCGCAGAACCAATACTTAAAGCTTTGGTTGCCAGTGGTCATAAAATAATTTTACTTACAATGAGAGATTCGTTAGAGCTCGAAGATGCGGTAAAATGGTTTTCTGATCGAGAAATTCCTTTGTTTGGAATCAACGATAATCCTGAGCAATATGTTTGGACTTCTAGTCCCAAGGTGTATGCGCAATTGTATATTGATGCCGCTGCTCTTGGATGTCCATTGATACATCCAGTCAGACCTGAATTTTCTATGTTTAGCTCTAGACCTTATGTAAATTGGTCTGCAGTTGCTCAAATGTTAGGAGTGTTTAGTCATGATCAAACTTAAAGAGCATGCTCGGAGAGCCAATTGGAGTTTTGCTCTGGGGTTACAGACTGGATCAGAAGATGATAATGCACCAACAAATTTGCTTCGCATAGCATTTTTTACACATTCTTTTTGGTTCGAAGTACCTGCCTTTCTTGATACAAAAGATAGATGGGTAGATCTTTCCAAAGAAGATTGGTGTACTTCTGTGAATAAAGGCTACATGGAGCATATTAAAAGAGATTATGGTTTCTCATGCGACTCAGAAGCACTGCATATTCATTATGGTATTCAACCTGGTCGTTGGTGTAAAGATGAACCAGAAGATTCGGATCATACTAAAGTATACTTTATCCCATGGAACCAACAACGAAGAATCTACATGGATTTTATAAATCCTGATGGGACTCTTTATTGGAAATATCGCGATTTTAAAAACGGAGCATTAGACTTTTCGTCTTTGACTTATTTGCAAAATAAAGTGCCAAAAATTAAATTTAAATTTAATGATTTTGACGGAAAAGAAAACACAGCAACTTGCTATATCACCGAATCGGTTTATAGACGAGGAGAAGGCTTCTTTAAGTTTCTCGGATACATTTTCCCTAAACAAGTTTATAGAAATTTAGACATTAGTTTTGACAAAGAAACTGGAAGGCAGTCTGGCTCTTGGAAAGGCGGAGTTCTAGGAACCAGTATTAACATTTTGAAGAATGAAACTCCATTAGAAGCATTTGTCAGATTTGGCAATTCTATGACATATGAGAAGCATTATGGAAATGTCAATCGTTCGTTTACTAATATTGTACAGCTATGAAATCTTATGAAATCTGACTACGAACTGTACCGCGGTAAATGTAGAGAACTTTCCGAAGCGGCTCTTGCTGCTAATCCTTCTCTGACTATAATTCGTGGCTATTATTACTGTCCAATCTGGAACACAGAAGAACAACATTGGTGGACAGTCAGACCAGATGGAAGTATTTACGACCCATCTGCAAAACAGTTTCCGTCTCGTGGTCTTGGAATTTATACTCCATTCAATGGTATTGTAGAATGTGCAGAATGTGGTAAAGAGGTAAAAGAAGAAGAAGAAGCAAGTATTGAAGGTCGTTACGCTTTCTGTTCTCATAGATGCCACGGAAGATTTGTAGGGATTTATTAACACATAATAAATAGAATTAATGAATAACTGGAGAATTATGAATGTTAGCCGGAGCAATTATCGTAATAGTTTTAATGTTTGTGCTATTTGGAATCGTTAATCATACGCCAAAAGACGAATGTCAAGAAAACTGCAATCAAGGACGCATCAATTGCAATTGTAAGAAAGTTAACTGATGAAACAAGCATATCAAGCATTTGACAATTATATTAATGAGCAAGAAGTATTCTCTCTTCGTTGTGAAAGATTTTATGACGACGTTGATGTCGTTCGAACATCTGCATTGAAGACTTCTAGTCAAAAATACGAGCTTATGCTAAAATGGGTCGAAGCAGCGTTTCATGAAGGATTTAAACAAGGAGCAAAAGAACTGTAACAAAGTGTAACAATTACAGTTTTCTTCGTTTATCCGCCATAAATATATCTATGCAACAAAATATTCTTCATTCTTATTCAACTAATCTGGATCATCCAGTCATTAAAGCGCGTCCAGCATTTTCGACAGAGGGATGGATCAGTTAGGGAACTTGAAACGTTATATAACATTCAAGGACCCTCAGGAAACTAAGGGTCCTTTTTAGTTTAAGAGTGAAAATAATTTGCACAAATGATGAACTAGTTTATAATTACTCATCAAACAAATAAACCATCGAGTTTATATTGTAAAAGTTCTTTAAAAAGTTATTGTTAGGTTCTGACACTAGGAAACTAGTGTATGGTAACTTTGAACCCTACACGGTTTATCCGAGTACTGTAGGTAGTAAGGGTGAGGTGAACGAAAGTTTGGTACAGTCATGTGATTGACTGCTATGTAATGTGGAAACACCCTAACAATTTTCTGATCAAAGAAATAATTTGCACATATGATTAAATGGTTTATAATTGCTTCATACCAAAACAGATCATCGAATCAAACTTGGTAAGTTCATTAAAAAATAGTCGATAGATTCCCTAGGCGTGGTTAATTCCACTAGATGTTGTGAAACATGATAAGTACTAGGGATCATTTTAAAACATATTACGGTGGAGTCCTTGAGATTACTTCATACTAAGCCGTAGCAAGATAGAGAAGAAGGACTAAACTTGCTGCATAATATGTTTTAAAATGATAAAGTGACCGTAAAGATGTGGCACCTGACTGGTAATCAGGCCTACGCTGGAATGTTACGGTGCTTACTTGTATACCGCAAGAATCATTTTTAAGTGTTGTTCGCGCCGTACCTCAGAAGAAATGGGTTCAGCACTTAAAAATGATACCCCGAGACAATAGCGTGCAACGATAAGGAGAACGCTCTAGTTGTTACTAAAATAGCACGTGATGATACCAATCGTGCGGCATGGTTTGTGGTTATCATCTCTAAGCACTCTACAGTTGGTCGCTACATTCGTAAGAGTGTTTTGAATACTTTAGTGTATTCATTGAGTGCTTAGAGATGATACTTCAGGATCGAAGATTTCAGTTAGTCGGCCAGATTCTAGATAGGCGACGTCATACTGGTTATCGGGGCCCATCCTGGCAGCTTTGGGTCGGCGTATCATTACCAAATTTTAAAAGATGCAGACGCGCAACCTCTCCCTTTCACGGAGCCAAAGTTCGCAGGGTGGTTAGATGAGTTCTGCACCGTTGGGAAAGATTCCTTAGACCAACACTAATTTTACAAGTCAGATAAAAGACGACTTTTTATGGAGCTATCATCTAAAGGTAGGATAAGAGATTTTCATTCTCTAAATCGTGAGTTCAATTCTCCGTAGCTCTTCCAAGTTTCAAGTGACTTTGAAACATCGTTATCTCCTGGATGTAAAACAGTTGAGGTCGTGTTACTCTTAAGCGTGATTAAAGAGCGTCTGAATGTCTCCTTGACGAAAAGACATTACCAGTTCGACAATTACTGCAGAAGAAAAGGTTTGGCCCACGCTCTTGGGTTAGCAATAAGGCTAGTCACCATGGCATAAATTTAGATCAGAGATACATAAGGTTAGCGATGCGCATAACTCTGATCAATTTAATATGGAATCAATTGGAGTAATTAACCAATTCCATTGCCGGGAGTCATGACCCGGTAGACCTAGCAATCATCTAACTGGTTAAGATGGGGCCCTTATCGGCCTTAATGTTGGTTCGAACCCAACTTGCAATTAGGTCTCATTTTTAATCAATCTTCGTAGGTTCAAGACCTACTCGGTGGAGTAACTGCTGGATGGAGATTTCGGTCGGAAGATTGATTAAAAATGATTTTCGGGGGATTAGTGATAAAAGGTAACACGACTGTTTTGCACGCAGTAAAAGCCGGGGCGGTACCGGCATTCTCCACCAAATAATATGGTTCCAGAGCCAGTTGGATAGGCAGCGGATTGCAAACCCGTTTAATAGAGTTCGATTCTCTATGGAACTTCCAGATATACAGCGGGGATGAAAGTTCTCGGCCAGTCTCATAAGCTCGGCCTTGGTGGCGCGATTCCACCCCTCGCTTCCAACTTTAATGGTGTTGAAACTTTAGCAGTGAAGTATCGGACTTTTAATCCGACTAACAGAGTGCAAGTCTCTGCAACGCCACCAGAATTTATGCGTCCGTAACTCAGCGAATAGAGTAGTGGTCTTCTACACCATTTGTCGGGGGTTTGAATCCCTCCGGACGCGCCAGTTTAATATATACGCGCCTGTGGTGAAATTGGTAGACACCCGAGACTTCTACGGAACATCTGCTATTGTGCGGGTGTTCAAAAAAATCTCGTGCCCGTAAGGGCGTGCCGGTTCAAGTCCGGCCAGGCGTACCAAATGGTTATGGCGTTTGAAAGCGAAGTAGTCGAGCCTATTGCCTGTGAAGCAATATATTAGCCGGTGTAAGTCCGGTCGATCGCCCCACAAGTTAAGTAAGCGAATGTGACGCAATTGGTAGACGTGCTTGCCTTAGAAGCAAGATTTTGTGGGTTCGAGTCCCACCATTCGCACAAAAAGAATTTATCCCAATAGTGAAATGAATATCACATAACCCTGCGAAGGTTAAGATTCAGGTTTAATTCCTGATTGGGGTACCAAGAATAACGGAAGCGTGGCAGAGTCCGGCTTATTGCGCCAGTCTTGAAAACTGGAGGGTCTTAAAACGCCACATGAGTTCGAATCTCACCGCTTCCTCCAAATATAAGTCACAAGTGTAGAAGCTGCATATCAGTCTCCAAAACTGCAGGGCACGGAGCGTTACCGTGGTGACTTGCCAAACAATATACGCAGACGTAGCTCCAATCGCGTAGAGCACAAGACTGAAAATCTTGGTGTTGTCAGTTCAAGTCTGACCGTCTGTACCAGATATGCATCCTTAGCTCAGTTGGTAGAGCGGCCGCCTTACAAGCAGTAGGTCGGCGGTTCAACTCCGTCAGGATGTACCAATAATTATATGAGTTTGCGTACGCGTGGTTAGTACAACGAAAAGTGTAGATGGCTTCGAACCATCAGATATGGGTTTGACTCCTGTACTACGCACCAATCATTAATTTGCACACATGTTTCATTGGTTTATAATTACTCTATCAACAAGGAAACAAGTTGGTAGGTAATCTGAGAACCTACAGGTAAAGCTTAGAATTCCATCGAGGATTCTAATAGAAATTTTCTTTAAAAATTTAATAGATAGGTTTCTTTCGCTAGATAAATGCGTAAGGAATTATCTCAAAGCATAAAGCAATAATGGTGTAACAACCGTAAAGAATCATGTCATAGATATATTGCGGCATGTATGTTTTGAGATAATTAATTTGGATGCGTATTCCGCTAAGGAGACGGGAGGGACTGACAAGAGTGTCTGCTAAAGCGGGTATTCTACTAAATCCCTTGCTTTAATGCTCGCTAGGATCGTTACCTAGAGAATCCACCAAGAATTTTGTACCATGACGCAGCTAGTGTGGCGAGTAGGCCTTCACCCTACTGAGACGGGAGCGAAACCCGTATGGTACTCATAACTTCTAATTTTATTAAGCAATCAAGTGGAAAGCAAGAACCACGGAGTAAGTGTTAGATAGCCAGTGACCAGTTATCTTTGCTGCGATTAACAGCGTCGGCAAAGTGTAAAAAAACAGAGTCGAGAAACAACAGGGTATGAATCCCAATTGGTTGCACCCAGATTTAGGTCTTAAAGTGTTCATAGACGCACACGACACTGTCACTGTCGAAGAAGGGGAGCGTTACCCCTTGGGACCGCCAACATATGCAGGTAAGGTGTTTACGGATACACACTAGTCTTCCAAACTTGAATAGCTCGGCTCGATACCGGCTACCTGCTCCAACATGCCTCTTTAAGTTAATGGTAAACTAAACGACCGATAATCGTTAAACGGTGGTTCAATTCCACCAAGAGGTACCAGAATTAATGGGACTTTAGCATAATTGGTGAATGCGTCCAACTCATAATTGGAACGATGAGGGTTCGAGTCCCTTGGGTCCCACAGAATTAAATAGAAAATAGTAAGAATACGCTCTTGAAGCATTGATGGCGATGCGCTGGTTTTGTAATCCAGATAGTGGGTTCAAGTCCTCACAGGAGCACCATGAATTAAATCCACTGGAGTTACAGATAAGTGCCACTCCATAAATAAACTTTAGGCACAAAGGTAAGGATGTGGACGACTTACCAAGAATTTAGTAAGACATTGGATTGACCACGACGCCAAGTTCACGTTAAGATGTCTCAAGTATAAATAACAGGTTTGGTCATGTTTATACACGAAAAGAATAAAACTTTGTGCTGACCGTAAGCAAACAAGGTGTAGGCGTTCCGCTGTTAACGGAAAATAAGCTAAGTTCGATTCTTAGACGGTCAGCACAAAGTTTTTAACAAATAATCGCCATTGCACAAGGCGTATAAAAAGACAAATTTTGTGCAGCATGTGGGTGTAGGATAAAAGTAATCTACCTGTTTGCCAAACAGGATAACCAGGGGCAGTACCTGGCTCTCATACCAAAAAATTTAGAGAGTAAAGTGAGAGTCATCTGTCAGAGTGTCGATTAGCCCGGTCCATGTCGCCTGCTTTGGGAGCAGGAGTGAGAAATCACATCGTAGGTTCGAATCCTACCACTCTGACAGATGACTCTAAATGTGCACGCGACGTTTTATAGAATAGCATCAGATGATACAAAAAGAATGTGCACAGATATTTTGTTTCATACTATTCTACTTTTGTGATTCACAAAAGTAGGACCTGAGTTTCATAAGCTCAAGAAGAAGGGGCAGTACATTCTATCACTACCAGTTAAGGATTATTGTATGTCTCACGAAGACGATAAAATTAGACATTCCAAGAGATTGTTCAAGGATGAAAATACAATCAAGAAACAAGTAAAGATTGCCAAAAGACATAAGAATACTTCTCCTGAACATTCTTATGCAAAATTACATGCTATGACATGCGGCGATTCGAATTGTGTTATGTGTGGCAATCCAAGAAAATTCTTCGGCGAACTCACAATACAAGAAAAAAGGTTTATACAAATTCAAGATTAGAAAGGATATATCATGTTTCCCCAAGTGCTAACTCTAGATTCAGCTGGCCACCCTCAAGCCTGGAGTTCCTGGGAAGATGGGATTATCTATAAATGCAAAGATTTGATCGCGTGGTCTCTTGGCGATGAAACAATTTATCGTGGTGGCACTTCTCGTCTGACTGGACTTCAGTCGACAGTTTCAGTTCCTTCTATTATTGCTTTACGCGGTAAAATAAATAACAAGACCAGATCTGTTCCATTGACTAATAGAAATCTTTTTGGTCGTGACTTGTATACATGCGCATATTGTGGAAAACATGTTGTCGGGGCTGATGCTACTCGAGATCATATTTTAGCTACCTCTCGTGGTGGCGAAAACTCTTGGACTAACTGCGTCACAGCTTGCAAACAATGTAATTGCCATAAAGATTGTATGACACTAGAAGAAGCAAGAATGGAACTTCTATATATTCCTTATGTTCCAGATAGAGCAGAAGCTTTGATCATCTCTAATAGAAATATATTGGTAGATCAGATGTCCTTTCTTGTAGCAAAGCTTCCAAAACATTCGAGAATGAGGATTAATTAAAGAATATGAGCCATGCGGTAAAGGCAGCAGTTTGCTAAACTGTAGATCGGTAAAACGGTCGTTCGGTTCGACTCCGAAATATTCTGCCAAATTTATGCGGGATGAATCATAAAGTACGATAGCTGACTTTGAATCAGCCTAACTAGGAGCGTTACCTAGATCCCGTGCCAAACAAAAATTTTACTTCTGTTCAATATAGAAGTATAATAAATTATGAAAATTTTAACTAGATGGAGTATTCCAAATGAAAGATAAAAGTGTAAAACGCGCCGAGGCAATTACTCGGAATGCTGCTTGGGCTAAGATGACTCCAGCTCAACAATTGGCTTATCTAGATTCGTTGGGTCTAGATGCAGTGAAACAACGCAAGAAAATTGCTTCTAAAATGAAAGGTGAATGATTATGACTACAATGAGTGTAACTCGTGCTTTGGCCGAATTGAAAAGAATTGACGACAGAATTAATCGGGCAGTGATGGGGTCGACGTTTATCGGCGTATCGGTTGGTGCTGGTGCGCAAACTAAGGTATTTGGAGTTTCAGGCGTTTCCGTAGAGCAGAGCAAATCTCAGATTCAATCTGCATATGATTCAGTTACATCGCTGTTTGCTCAGCGATCAGCGATCAAAGCTGCGTTGGTTAAATCTAATGCTACTACTATGGTAAGTCTTGGTTCAATGACTTATTCTGTCGCCGAAGCTATTGAACTGAAGAAATCAGTTGTTAATCAGCAAGCGTTGTTAAATATGCTCAAGCGTCAGCATACTAAAGCTCAAGCCGAAGTTTCTCAGTTGAATGCTCAACTTGAAGCTGCTATCGATTCTAATCTGAAGACTGTATATGGTTCAGATAAGTCTAAGCTTGACAAAGATTCATATGATCTGATCGCCAAACCTCAGAAAGCAATGAAAGAAGCAGCTTTGATTGATCCGATGGACATTGTTGCCAAGATTGCTGCTTTAGAAGAAGAGATCTCATTAGTTGCTACTGAGCTTGATTTTACATTATCCGAAAGTAACGCCAGGACAGAAATCAAAATTTAAATAAGAGAAATACATTGTTAGGGTGAACAGACTAGAACGACCTTACTTCTGGGCTCAGTATCAAAATATGCCCAATCATTTGTTTTATACAAACGAACTATACACGCTTAAGACCCGATGAGGGTTTTGTTAAACTCAAAGCTTAAGTCTCAAAGTTCAAAGTTTAAAATTTATGTTTCACGTCTCAAATTTTGAAAGCACAAAGATTAGCCTGTGACCATACGAAAGTATGTAGGCATTCAAAGCTCTTCAAATCCTGAATCGCGTTTTCGTAGGCGGAGTCACCTCAGTTTGTACGTCAGGCTGCCCTAATTAATGTATCGTTTTATAATTATGAAAAAATTGTTATTTTCTTGCTTGTTTGTATTTAGCAGTTATACATATTCAAGCAATTGCCCACATCTATATCCAAACGGAATTCCTATCGTTATTGTTGACACAGTAGAATTATGTAATTCATTCTATGTAGTGTTATTTGATCAAAATAAAAACTCAGCAGTTTTTGCTTCAGAGCGTCTTGTGGTAGGTTCTGCCATTGGATCAGCAAATAGAGTCAATTCATATCGTACTGATACTAGACTAAAATCTGGTCCTAAAGTAGCAGATTATGCAGGTTCTAATTATGACAGAGGTCATATAGTACCAGCTGATGATGCATCATCTCCAGAAGAGATGAGAGATACGTTTTTGATGTCTAATATGACTCCTCAAGATTCTACATTAAATCGTCAAGCTTGGACTGCATTAGAATTAAAAATTAGAAAATACGCGATCGCTCAGCCAACAGATGTATATGTTGTCAATATTCCAATTTATAATGATCTATGGCCGACTATTGGCGCGTCTATGATTCCGGTTCCGATTGGCTATTGGAAGTTTAGTATAACTCCAACTGAAACTATTGGATATTTTGCAGGAAACACTCATGGTGCTAAAGTTATTGAATATAAAAACATTTCAGTGAATCAAATTCTATCGACATTTAATGAAATAAAATGAAACAAAAAGAAATAGATTTTTTAATTTCTGTTGCCAAATTAGCAGCTGAACAATCTTATGCAATACGCCTCAAAGTTGGTGGAGTAATTACAGATCAACACGGAAATATTATTGCTTATTCATACAACGGAACTCCAAGAGGCGCTGATAATTCTTGCGAACGAAAAGAATATGCTCAGCATATCAATTGTTCTCCGTCAGATGAATTTCCATTGATTGATTTAACTTCTAACAAACCTACATATAAATTGGTCACTAAAGATAATGTAATCCATTGCGAACAGAATTTAATTGCTCATGCTGCTCGCAGAGGTATTTCTATCAATCATGGGAAAGTATTTCTAACGCATTCACCATGTATACATTGCGCGTCATTAATGATTCAGTCTGGAATTGAAGAAGTTTATTTTGTCGAAAAATTCAGAACATATGATTTAGTATTCGCTGAATATAGTAGTCGTCTCAAATTAATTAAAGTATGATCAACTTTCTTATTGGATTAATCATTGGATTAATTACTGGAGCTATAGTTTCTACTATAGCATTACATAAACTAGGTATTTGTAGATTTTAAATTATGACAACGTATTTTCATGACTATTCGCTAGTCAGACTTCTTCATAAAAATGGTCCTGAAATTGTTCATCACATCATTTCATTAAATGATTCAGATCGTTATCTTAGATTTGGATATGTCTGCTCTGACGAACAAGTCGCTAAATATGTATCAAATACCATTAATCAAGAAGATGTACAAAAGAATTTTTGGTATGGAATTTACGATCAAACTAACCTTATTGCGACTCTTCATGTTGCTATGGGTAATGGATTGGCTGAATTTGCATTTACGACAGACGAAAAATATCGCGGTCAAAAGCTTGGTCAATTGTTATTTGCTCGCGGATATCAGTTAGCGACAGAATTTCAAATCAGTAGAATTTTTATGGCGTGTTTGAGTCAAAATGCTGCTATGCGGCATATTGCGAAAAAATTTGGAATGGCCGTTGTTACTCATGGCACCGATTCTGAAGCGTCTATTAATATCACGTATCCGGTTCCGCTGAGTAAAATTTCAGAAGTACATCATATCTTGGTTGATAAAGGCATAGTATGACTGGATGGGTCAGAATGACCAGAGATCACTTCTGATTAGCTGTCTGGCAGTTTCCATTGTTATACTGATCGATCATCTTAAACACACTCTTTAAATTAATTTGCACAAATGTTCGACTAGTTTATAATCATTCTATCGACAAACCAATTAGAATACGAAATGAGTACAAATCTTTACGTTCAAGGAACTCGCAAGGCTGCAGTAAAAGTTAAAGGCAAGAGAAAAACTGTTGTTGATAAAACAGAATTTTCTCTATATCAAACTCCTACAATTATTACTCGATTAGTACTTAGTAATGGTACTAACGAGAAAAAAATCGAAGAATACATCAAATGGGTTCAATCTACGTCAGATGCTCCTTATGTTGAACCGGTTTATGATTACACGGCCGAAGCAAACGAAGATTTCGAATATCCTAAGATTGGCTATCGCACAGTTTATCCGGCCCAAGAACATGTTAAAGAACTTCGCGAATGGCTTAGTAAGTGTGACGAAGAAGACTATACGGTAGAATTCTATTCTGTTTAATTTGCACAAATGATCTGATAGTTTATAATTACTCCATCGACAAACCAAGGATTATTATGAAGATCACATGTTCAAACGGAGTTTACAGTTTTACTGCTCAAAACGGGAAAACTTACTCTTCTAAAAACAAGAAATACGTCGAATTTCAATTCGCTCGTCAATCTGAAACAGTTCAGCAAACAGACGAACAAGAACAAGAACAAGAACAATTTTCCATTAACGAGCGTTTCGAATTCATCGAAAACTATGTTTCTATGGTTGCCGAAAAAATTCAGCCTTCAGTTATTCTTACTGGTACCGGTGGTATTGGCAAAACATTCACCGTTAACAAATCTCTGAAAGCAGAAGGTTATACTGATGTGTCTAATTTGGAATCTTTCGTTGAAGGTCAACAGCTTCCACGCAAACACTATCGTGTTATCAAAGGTTACTCTACACCGAAAGGTTTGTATCGCATGCTCTTCGAGAATAAAGATTCTATATTGATTCTCGACGACTGCGACAATGTTTTCGGCGACCCAGTTGCAGCTAATCTGCTTAAAGGCGCTTTGGATTCTAGCGCAGAACGCATTATTTCTTGGAATGCAGAATCTCGCGACGAAGATCTTCCTCGTTCTTTCCGATTCACCGGTGGCGTTATTTTTATCTCTAACTTAAATAAAGAAAAAATTCCTCAAGCTCTTCGCACTCGTGCAGTATGTGTAGACGTTTCGATGAAACTTGAAGAGAAAATCGAACGTATGAAACATATTCTGGAAGATAAAGAATTTATGCCAGAAGTCGATTGTTCTATTAAAACTTCTGCTCTGAACATTATCAACCAATATAAAGCTCAAGCTCGTGAAGTTTCTATGCGGTCTTTGATTCAAGTTATCCGCATTGGTCAGAAATTCACCGGTGAGAAATTCTCCAAAATGGCACAATACGCTTTGACCAACTAAAAGGAAAATCAAAATGAAACATATTAAAACTTTGCTTATAGCTACTGTGATGGCGGTGTCTACTGCTTCTACTCTAGCACAACCCCGTCATCACCACAATAGCTCTAGAGACATTGCAATTGGCATGGCTATTGGTTCTATTGGCACTGCATTGATATACCAGAATCAACAACGTGAATCGGTTCCTGTATATGTAGCTCCTCCAGTGCATATTCAGCCTAATACATACGTAGCTCCTCCAGTGTATATTCAGCCTCCAGTAGTGTATGGTAACAATCTTGGTTGGATGACATATAACCCTAGAACAGGTCTTTGGGTTGATCAAGCTGGGCGTGAATGGACTCGTCCACAGTAATGAAGAATTTTTAAACTTAGAAAAGGACGAAAATGATTAATGAAACTAAAACTTATTCAGTAGCAGTTGATGTGAGACATTATGTTGATGTAGATTGTGAAACGATGGAAGAAGCTAGAGATGCAGCAATTGACTTTGCATCTACCATGAAGCCTTCTATTTTTCTAAATAGTCTCAATTGGCTTGATACTCAGACGGTGAAATATTCTGTATCAGAAACTTTCATGCCTGACTAATGGACTTAATAGAAAACCCCGATTTTCAGCTGATCAAATCTAAGCACGAAATTATTGCTAAGAAATTATCATTTTCGTGGGGTGACCAGTTGTTTTATACATTCTTTGAAAATTTGTTGGCTGATACCAGAAATGGATCTAGAAAAGGATTTGACTCAGACGTGTTTGATGCGTTAATGAGACTGTATTCGTTGCATGCTAATATGACGCCAAAACAAGAAACTAAAACTGGAATCTGGAGTTATGACTCTAGATTCGGTTCTTTTTAAAAATTTCTGATTTCGTCTATATGTGATAAAATTAATTTTTACACACGCAATAAATAGTTATGTCAGTTACGTGTGGTCTGACAATACCAAACCACCAATTACTTAAGAAAGAAACTACTAAAATGGCTACAATGAATTTTGAATCTCTCCTGGCGCAAATCGATTCCGTGACCGCCAAAAAGAAATCATATGATGATGGCTCCGAAAATTTTTGGAGATTGACCAAAGATAAAGCTGGAAATGCGTCTGCAGTGATTCGGTTTTTACCTAACAAAGAAACTACTGATATTCCGTTTGTCCGTATTTACACTCATTCTTTTAAAGATCCGACAACAAATCGTTGGTATATCGAGAATTCTCTGTCTACTATCGGAGAACAAGATTATATCGCTGATATGAATCGTGAACTTTGGAATTCTGGATTGGAAGAAAACAAAAAGATTGTTTCTGCTCGAGCTCGAAAGCTTAATTATATCTCTAACATTTTGGTCGTTAAAGATCAAGAAAATCCAGAGAGTGAAGGTAAAGTATTTAAATTTAAATACGGCAAGAAAATCTTCGATAAGATCATTGCTGCAGCTAAGCCAGACGAAGATCTTGGAGAAGAACCAGTCAATGTGTTTGAACCAGAAGAAGGTGCTGACTTCTTGCTACGCATGACTATCGTAGCAAATTTTCCTAATTATGATTCTTCTAAGTTCTCTTCTAAGAAGCCAATTGCTGGCGGAAAAAAACGTATTGAAGAAGTTCTGTCTCAGCGTTATGATTTGGCTGAAGAAATTGCTCCTTCTAAATTCAAGACAAAAGAAGAACTCAAGAGCAAGTTTCTTTGGGTTACCGGTCAAGATGCTAAACCAGCAAGTCAAAGCAGCTATGACGCTGAACTAGATGAATTGACTAAAATTGCAGAAGAACCAGCTTTAGCAGTTAAACCAAAAACTGTTGAAACTAAAAAGCCTCCAATTGTAGTATCTGACGATGACGATGATTCTGCGTTTTTTCAAAGTTTGATTGACGAGTAATTTTCTTTATAAATAGATTTGAATCAATCAAATCGGCTAAACGCATAGGGGATCAGATTGATAGTCTGATCCCCTTTTTTTATTATGATAAAAAAACTAATACATTTCTTAGAGCATTTATTCAAACAAAACAAATGCGACGTGGTTACTTGGAAAGAAAATGGATTTTTGCATTTTGGAATAAAGTGCAAAGAATGTGGATCAGTAGAGTCAGTAAATAAAATTTTTTATAACGAAAGTGAGATAGATAATGGATAAACAAGTTGTAATTTTAAGAATGCCCGACGGTGTAGAAATTCTAGCTACAGTCGTAGAAAACGCAGGCTCTTATTTCTGTAGAGATATCATTCAAATCATTACTGACGTAGATGAACGTGGTCAAGGCAGAATGGGATTTATGGAATTTATGCCGTATGCCGATAAAGAAGCTGGATTCGCTGTTCCGTCATCAATTGCTTCTATTGCTTTTCCAAGTAAAGAATTGCTTGATCATTATAATGAACGATTTGGTAAAATCATTACTCCGTCTACGAAATTGAAATTAGTCTAATATGTTTCATCTTAGAATTTTACTAAAGACGCTACTAACGATTCCGTTGGCGATCGGAGCTCATTTATTTGGATCATTCATTGTTCTAGTTATGATTCCGACTACAGTGTATGATATGATCGTTCAACATGAAATAAAGGAATTATCAAATGGCTCTTTATGATTACGTTTGTTCAGAATGCAATCAAGTATCCGAACTAAATAAGCCAATTTCAGACAGAGATTTGGTCGAAAACGATGAATGTAAAAATTGCGGAACTATCGGAAAATTAAGCCGATGTCTATCTTCTCCGTTGGTCGGATATTCTACAGTAGTATCTGGTGGCTACGGAAGTAAAGTTCCAGAGGGATTTAAAGAAGTGCTTAACAAAGTTCATAAAGCTTCGCCTGGGTCTCATTTGGATAAATCTTCAAGATATATTTGAGAAAGGATTTCTGACGAATATCACATATTTAGCTTCTACGGTTTCAAAACAATTATAAAAGGAAATACCATATATGGCACGTGCTCCAGCAACACCAAGAAAATCTAGTCCAACTACTCAGACTGAAAGAACAGCAAAAAGAATAGCTCGTCAGCAGAAAGCCTTAGAAAAAGAAATGCTTGTTGACATGAACGTCAAAGTAATTCCAAACGGCGGAAAAATGCCAAAGCTATCAGATTTAAAGAAAATTGCTCCGATGACTGATACTCAGAAAGATATTTTTTCTGCTTGGGAAAATGCTCCAGAAGATAATATTGGATTTGTTCTTCATGGTTCGGCAGGAACCGGTAAATCTTATTGCGCTATGTATTTGGCGCTAAAAGAAATTTTAGATACAGAAACTACATACAAGAAAATTGTGCTAATTAGATCTGCCGTTCAGACTAGAGATGTCGGATTCTTGAAGGGAACTGATAGCGAGAAGGCTGCGGTTTATGAATTGCCATACAAAGATATTTGTGGCGATCTAACTAAAAATTATCATGCATATGATAAACTTAAAGAAGCGTTTAAGATCGAGTTTATGTCAACTAGTTTTTTGCGTGGAACTACGTTCAACGATTGTATTGTTATTATTGATGAAGCTCAGTCTTGCAATTGGCACGAACTGAATACTGTTATGACTCGAATCGGAAACAATTCCAAACTGTTCGTATGTGGAGATATGGTACAAAACGATTTGATTAAAACAAAGAACGATGTTTCTGGATTCAAAGAATTTCTGCAAGTATCATTATCAATGCCAGAATTTAGATCTTATAAATTCACTCCAGACGATATTGTTCGTTCAGGATTCTGCCGGTCATGGATTACTACATGTGAAAAGTTAGGGTTATAAATGAAATTTAAAGAATAGCCACAAGATTTGGAATACAAGTGAGTTTGCCAAAGAACACAAAATTGTAATGAGAAAACATGATGAAATTCAAAATCCCACCAAAGTCTGAAACTTTATTCGAAGATATAGAAAATGCAAAATTAGTTTCTAATTTTTTTTACGGACAGGTAGTAACAGATCAGCTATTGGGATACACAAAACTGATAGTTAACTATAAGTTTGGGTATCCACATGAAGCAATAGTATTAGATGCTTCAGAAAAGGTTATAGATGGATTTGTAGGAGCAATTTGCGACGAATATCCATATAACAACAAAAAACTTATAGAATATCTAGTATGAAAAATTTTTCTTGTTATGAAACTGTGAAACATCAGAATTTTCAACTAGTCAGAGACGATTCTGGTCCAATAAGATACTACATTGACTTAGAAGGAAATAAGTATAGATCAGTTACTTCTTTCGTGAGTCAATTTAGTTCTGGTAAAGAACATCTTGAAAAATGGAAAAATGCTGTAGGAGAAAAAGAAGCAGAAAGAATTTGTTCTAATGCTGCTACTAGAGGAACTGCAATCCATTTAGCTTGCGAAAATCTTCTCCTAAATAAGCCGTGGGATGATATCTCGATGTTCTACAAGCAAGATTTTATTGCGATGAAAAACCATTTAGAACAGCATGTTGATAATGTATTCGCTCTAGAGCATCAAATGTATTCTAAAATAATCGGTCTGGCAGGGACAGTAGATTGTATTGCTGAATACGATGGTAAGATCGCGATTATAGATTTTAAGACCAGCTCTAGATTGAAGTATCGAGAAGAAATCAATTCTTACTTTCTTCAATGCGCTGCATATGCAATCATGGTATACGAAAGATATGGAATCAAGATTAACGATTTAGTTATTCTGATGGTTGTCGAAGGAAGTCCAACTGTAGAAGTATTCATTGAGCAGACTTCAGTGTGGGGAAAGAAATTAGTAGAATTAACTAAAAAGGAATAATATGAAAGCTAGCCAAGAAGACCAAATCATTGAACTGATTTCTAGTTCAGACGAAAACAATAACAGATCTCCAATGATCAAAATGAACAAGCACGAAATTGTTCAATATCAAGTCTTCATCGACGAAGAAATCGGAGAACCAAAAAAATATCGCGATTTAATTTCAGCACTGTATTCAGCTGGTTCAAATGACGTTTTTAACATTATCATCAATTCAATCGGTGGTTACTTAAGCTCTACTCTGGCAATAATTGAAGCGATTAAAACAACAAATGCGACCGTAGTTGCAATTTTAACTGGAGATTGTCATTCTGCTGCTAGTATCATTGCTCTACACTGTCACAATATTATCGTGACAGATTCAGCAACAATGATGATTCATACAGTTCAATTGGGTTATGGCGGAAATATGCATTCGGTGCAACGCCATGCAGATTTCTCGACCAAAACTTCTAATGAACTGTTGCATTCTACTTACGAAGGATTCTTAACAGATAAAGAAATGCTAGACGTTAGAACTGGTGTAGAGCTTTGGCTAGATTCTAAAGAAATTAAGAAACATCTAAATAACAAGATGAAATTTCTCGAAGAAAAACTTTCTAAAAAGAATTCAAAAAAACCTTCACGAAAGACAGATTTGTCAGACTTAGATGATTCTACTTCATGATTTCGTATCTGTCTTTCCAAATATTCAGACTTGATTTAAAGAGAGTTTCAGTAGATTTATCTAGACAATAAGTAACTGCAGTATCTTCAGAGCTTCTAATCGACCGGCCGATTCCTTGTAGGATTTTATATAAAGTGGTTTCTTTATATATGTTCCCGTAAGAATCGGCTATTTTTTTGACTCTAAGATCGCCTAAACTTGGATATGGTGTCTTGCAAATTACCTGATACCTAGATTGATCTCCTGCAAAATCAAGCCCTTCAAAAATAGAAGGTGACATCAGTACTCCAGATCCTTTATGTTTTCTAAATTCTTCTACAATATCTGTAGACTTTGTTCCTTGAGTGTGAACAAAAAGTCTGACTGATTTTGGAATTGCATCTACTAGCATTTTTGAAGCATAAAACGACGGAACTAGGATAATACCCTTTTCATTCTTGTGATGCTCGACAATATAATGTATGACTTTGGCCATATCTTTAAATGTCTGCGGGTCTTGCATTTTCGAGTAGTTTAAATTCTCTTTCCCGATAAAAAATATCGGTTTATTCTCTTTTGGAAAAACGTCTTCTGGATTAATAAAATCAGTATCAGTATCTCTGAGATTGAAAGTAGTTTCAGCAAACTCTTTAGAAATAGTCGCAGACATGAAAAGATTGTATCTCCCAATTAGCTTATGCATCATATCTGCAACGAAAATCGGTTTAATTGAAATCTGTTTATCTATTGTGTCATCAAATACATGATCATACTTGTTCGTTAAGAAAGAGTCAATTAGATCAGCTAATCTGGCAAATCTTGTCTGAATTTTCTTTACTTTGTTTTTAGCTTTAAGATCTGGTATTAGTGCTGCTTGGTGAGAACATACATCTATAATTGCAGTGTAAATTTTCAGAAGATCGGTAATCTTTTGCTTATAATTATAATTGTTGATTTTTCGAAATTCAATTTCTTTTCGGAATAAAACTAGATCTGCTTTTTGGTTATCTGCTTTTCCATTCAGATCATTAAGTACATCACATAATTTATTCAACGAATCTACAGATGCATCAATAGAGATCTGAGAACAGAATGTTTCGTTAAGCAAATGCGCTTCGTCAAAGACTTGAAGGTTTCTATCTAAAAGATGATCAGATTTTAGTTTAGAAATCATGAAGTACGAATAATTTGTAATCAGATTTTCTGTTTTGTTAATAATCTTTTTACTACGGTCATATGAACAATTGGAACAATATTTCTGCTGTTCCATTTCAGACAGCTCTGATTTAACACATTCTTCTCCTGTTGCGAATGAATTCCCTAGCTGTCTAAAATATTCGCAACTATAATTATTAGCGCCTTTAACTCTAAAGAATTTAAATTCTGAAAGATGCTTAAAAGAATCTCCATATTGATCAATCAGCTGATTGGTTGAAGATAAGTAAATTCCAGCCAGATTAGAGTCAGAAATATGTTTAAGCACTTCTGCTACTACAGCTGCAATAATAGATTTTCCAATTCCAGTACCAGCACACAAAATAACATTTTTCTTTTTCTTTTCTATAAAAGAAACAATGATTTGATTAATGATTTCTACTTGATTGTTTCTAGGAGAAAATCCTAGAACTTCAAAAGCAGTTAAAATCTCTTGAGTACGATCCATTTTTAAATTCATCCTTTAATTTCGGTATTCAACTTAAATAACGTTGATATGCTATTGTATGCTCGATTGAATGTTTTGTACAATTTTTAGAGCGAAATTGTTACTAAATGTAACTTTTTAGAAATAGTCTTTAAAATCAATAGATTATCGATCTAAAAAGAATTGTACACGCATAGAATCAGCA